GTTGCATTGTCTGCGGAGAACATTGAAACAAACCCCTTCGTACCAGGAATTTTTCCATGTACATTCCCATAAGGACTATAGCTAGTGACACTGGATGTAGAACCTGTACCACTGGATGTAGAACCTGTACCAACATTGCCCGGTGTGGAGGCTTGCGCCTGTCCAGAAGGTGGCGATGATGTGGCACCTTCGCCACCGACAACAAAACTAGCAATCCCACCCGGACCAGTATATTGACCACCGTCAGGCGCTACGCCGCCACCTTGCGCTCTGAGAGTGGAAGCTTCTTCAGGGGTAATGTAGGCGAGCATGTGCTGCTGTCCGCCAAGAACTGGATTCTGGGGCAAGGAGGCTATGCCGCCTTCTTGGAAAGGTTGCCTGGCACTTATTTCCGCGCCTTCGTATCGTCTTTGACTGCCAGGAGCGAACTGCGCTCTATCGGATGGTGTTTCCGTAACGTCAAAGGAACCTAATTCTCTCCCTACCTCATTCGCCTTTTCCAGTATTGAATTTATACCGCGTATGGCCGAAGGCTGGGATAACCAATAATCGGTATCCTCACCCGTTTTATTAATAAAATAGCTATCCTCTTGAAGTTTCGTTTTGAGTATTTCCTGTTTCACAAACCCATCATCATCAAACTGCGCCCTTTCATCTATGGCAAGAGGCTCAGTCACTGGTACGGCAGAAAGATCCTCCGTGTGTGCATGTATTAAGCGCACCCACATTTCTTCATCGTTAACTGCATATTTGCTAGGGAATTTAGGGAGTTCAAAATCAGGGTCTGCTTTACGAATTGCATTTAGACCCGCGTGCATCCACTCGTGTGCTGGCGTCCCTTGCAAAATAACCTGTGGGCCAAACTCTTCATCGAAAGTTTCTGCCGCAGTTATCACACTTCCGCCTGGATCATCTAATAGCTCTGGCCTATCCGATTTCCCAATTAAATATTTTTTACCAGGAGAAAGGTTTTCGTAAGCGTGTTCTGGAGGTGTGTAGACCCCTCGAGCCGTCACGTCTCTCATATCTGCCGTGGCTGTCTTTTCGAGCGTCTCGTCCCTTCCTATTAGCGCTAGAGGGTTCTGCCTGTTTGGAAACCTTCCAGCTTCGCGCATCATATATTCTGCGTCAGTCACTGGAACAGGTTCGCCGTCCACTGTCCTAGGTCGATCAGGATTCAACAAAGGATCTCTTTCGCCACCCGGCAGAACAGAGCGATCCAAAAGCTCTGATATAGCTAGATACTTCTCATCTGGCCACTCCTCCCCAGGAGGTACTTCGTCTTCAAGATATTGCTGCCTGTTTATTGCAGATCGTTCTGCCTGAGAATTATCCGGCTTGGGAGGATTTGGAAGAACAATGCCGCCTTCTTGGAAAGGTGTTGTGAAGTTAGCCCCAATATATGTTTTATCTTTTTGTCGAGGACCAGAATTTAGATTTCTACGAAACTCCCCAGAAACCTGTCCGTCTCCCAGAGGATAAGTTGCACCGGCGGAAAACTCCCTTTGTTCTTGAGAACCAGGATTTAGATTTCTACGAAACTCTCCAGAAATCCGTCCGTCTCCCAGAGGATAAGTTGCACCAACAGAAAACTCACTGTTTGGATCATCGTAAAGTCCGCGCTCCATGTATTCTGCGGTTAACCCAAGATCACCAATACCCCCCGCAATTTCAGCACCGCGTGTTCTGGTTCCAGATTTATGTACGCCACCCATTTCGTCTATCAATCTATTGCGTCCCTGGCCAAGAGTTAAGCTAACCTTGTCCAAGGTCATCCATTCAGGAGCAATACCATTTAATACTTCAGACGGTTTTACCGTAGCTGTTACTTCATAATCTCTGTATCTATGTTCACGATTCTGTAATCCAAACTGCCTTTTTATGTTTTCGGGTAATTTTTCTTCCGCGTCACCACGGTTGTACCTACCACTAAGCTGTAAAAGATCGGCAACATTTAGAACCCCACTTATGTTAGAGGAAGACGCAGTTTGCGTTGGGGTAGATGTTTCGGGGGCTATGTCCGCGTTAATATACCCGTGTACGGGAGATCCCTGGATAACTTGCTGGCCGATTCCCTGCGGCGGGCGCTCATTCCAGAGATAACTGTTTACTTGCTGCTGGCTGATTCCCTGCGGGTCATCTCCACTAGGAGTCCCTTCACCAATGATTCCCTCGGCTGCCGACTGTGGTATTGGCACCCCCATAAGATCTCGGGGAATGTATGGTTCTTCAGCCATCGGCCATCTCCCCTTGGCAGCANTCGCCGTCAGCTATGCATTTGCAATCAACGCACTGGTAATGGCCATGGACGAANNTCTTCGGTTTATCGCAGCCGCACTTAGGACAGCGGTTCCCAGCTTCTACCGTCAAATCGTCTGGCTTGTTTTCTGTTTGCTTGTCCGACATAGCTGCAATGTACCCATCCAGAGTTTGGCTGGCCTTCCTTGTAAAATTCTAAAATAAGCTGGTCGTAATCAACATTATCCATGATCCACCGTGCAAGGTCCATGTTGGCTACACCAGGAACCTCGAAATCCACCGCCTGTCCCGTGGTATGTTGCGACCTATCAGAGGATCCGAGAACCCGGTTCAATGCCAGACATCGATAGCCGCTGGATGGTGCTATAGGTTTTCCATAATGGCGCCGCACAGGCTCTAGTATTTCCTCGCAGGTAGACTCCAAGTTTTGCGTACTCTCTTTGTCTGGGAGGTTCTTTATATTATTTCGATCCGCCACCTGAGACTTGGTCAGTTCCCATAGCGCGAAATGTTCAGATAGCTTCACTAACCAACTCCAAGTATGGTCGCTCGATCAAGTCCAGCCTCTCTTCGCGCCTGTTCACGTAAGACTTCCCCCAAGCGCTGGAGTAACAGCAGCACCCTGACCAAGAGAAGCACCAGATACATCAAGTCCCTCAACCGCTTGTCTGATAGGCTGCTCTACAACAGAAACAGCTTCTCCGATACTCTCCCGTGATTCGGAATCAACCGCTCCAGAAGTTTGAAGCGCGCCTATCATTCTTGATTCTGCCCATGCTAATTCTCTGAGACGCATTCCAGCAATGTTTAATTCTCCAAGCTCATTGCGGGCTTGGGCTTCTGCCTGTTTCTTTGTAATTGCTCTACCGTCTGCCGCTGCCTCTTTCATGATTCTTTCAGATATGGCATTGAGTCCAGCTTTGTAATCTCTAGCCCTGATGGTTGGCTTGGTCATCCATTTCAAGAACGTGCGATTACGCATCATGCGTCCAACAAACATAATACTAGCGATTTCCCCCATGGCTGAAACAGGTTCCATTATTATCCGCATACCTATGCCGGCAGCGAAAGCGGCAGATGCCAAACCACCCTTTCCTTTAAGAGAAAGATCACTCGCGTATTTTTCCGACATCTTAACGGCAGATCGAAGATCCCTTACGGTTTCCGCACCAAGTATCTTGGACAATCCCCCCTGTTCATTCATTTTTAGAATAGTGCGTTCCATGTTCTGCGCGAATTTACCAGACGCCACCGCATCATCCGTAATCCCTTCGGGAAAACCTTGCTTGACTATGCGCTGCATAGTCATGTCACGAAGACCCCCTGGAGAATTAAAAACATCCTCCCCAACTTCACGTCTCAATGAATCAACAAGCCGTGGGTTTTTTACTGCTGCCTGTACTAGAGAGTCTGCGTCCACGATGGTGCCGTTTCTAACCGCTTGAAACAAAGCATCTTGGCTTTGTCTTTCAGCGACGGCGAGATCATTTTGAAGACCCCTAACTACATCAGCCATTTTTTTATTGTTAATGCTATCGGCGGCTTGATTTATAAAGTTTAACCGTCCTGTTTCCTTCCCCTTTGCTACAAGAAAGAAATCTTTTGTGGTATTGCGAAGATCGTTGGCTAATTTCTTACCAAATAATTCATCCTGAACTTCTCTCCCCAAGTTGTTAAATTTCTGAGCAAACACATCTGGGTCAAAAGTTCCTCTGGATTTAGATGTATCTCTTGCATTTCTGAGCCATGTTCCACTGAGCAGACTGCGATTGATATTTTTGAAAGCTTCTGGGTTTGCTACTGCTGCTGCTTGATCAGCATAGGCATCAATCGTCTTCAGAAAATCATCTAGAACTACTTTTCTATAACCTTGATCTACGGGCATATCATCCAGCCACGTCTGAAGTCTTGGAAGTACACGCTCGTCTATGACTAAACTGTTAATCATTTTATTAACGTCAGAGACGTTGCCTTGACCCCCTCTCACCCTTTTTACAGCATCACTGATATCTCTCCACTGGCCAGGTCTGACCTTCTCTATCTGGCCTATCTGGGTTCCTTTTGGGGTAACCAATTTAAGGTATTTCTGTAACTGAAGGGGGTTGTTATTTTCAACTACAGTGCTGACAACTTTTATCAGATCGTCAAAGTACCCATCATCAATATTCTTAAACAGCATATTAGCGGCACCGGATTTATACAGTTCAGCGCCGTCGCTATACTGCTTATTAGCTCGTTGCAGAAGCTCAAACCCTTTCATTTTACTATTTGCAATAGCCAAGCTTTTATCTACGGCCACGACTTGCCCGCGATTGCCTTTTGTCTTGAAACTTCCGAAACCACTTCCGGGGTTGGGTATACCAAGCTCTTTATAGCTAACTGAACCCCCCTTATTCAGCCTACCCACAATCGAACCTATATCGTCGGCCTTTTGAGTAATCATGTTATCTAGAGCTTCGACAAGATTTTTAATCTGGTGATCTGTCACACTTCCGACCAACTCTGGGTCTTTCCCTTGCGACCTAAGCGTATGGCGCAACGTGTTTAGTTCGTTTAAGGTGTAATTAGTTTTCTTGTTGAGGATATAATTAATAATCGGCTTTTCCTGCAATCCTTGAAGAGTTGCCAATGTTGAACTACCCGGAGACAAATCTACAAGCTTCTTCGTTCCATCTTTCTTGACTATTTCTCGCAAGCCAAGTTCTGTAAGCATCCTTGTTCTGATGATATTTTTATCAAATTGAGCAGTTTTCCCCAACAAAGAGTCAGCGTGTTTGTAAAGATTAGCGGAACCTGCTTGCCATGCTTTAACAGTCATCCCCATAGCTTTCTGCCACTGTGCAGAAGGCACACTTCCAGGCTGGAAGTTGTCAATTAAAAAGTCAATTTCCTTGGATATGGTTTTACGCAGTGTGGTGTTGGCCATCTCAACAGCTTTATCCGGATCCTTCATAGCATTCTGGATGAGACGTGTTACATCATCCGCATTCTGTTCCAGAAGATCTTTGAAAGCCCCTTCAGATAGTTCAGATTTTGAATATTTATCAAACAGACCGTTTACATAATCTCTGTTCGCTAATGCCGCTTTTCGATTGGGGAAGATACCTTCATAAATAGCTTGCAGTCTTCCAGCAATGGGTTTGCCGGTTGCTTCGTACATGGTTGGAACAGCGCCCGCTTTTATGGCCCCTCGAACCTTGGTTCTTGCTACTTGCGTGGCGACATGTAAAGCCTGTTTTTGAGTAAGACCTTGATCCATAAGCTGTGATATGACTTGACCGTCTGGTTTCCCAGGCCCTTTTATCAATCGTCTAGCTAAACGAAAGGCTGCTCCTAGCACAACATTAGTACCGGCGCCAAAAAGTGCCTCTGTAGCTATATCGCCGTATACTTCATCGATAGTTTGATCCTGTAATCCTTGTGCATTCTCAATGATAAGTTCGTCCACCGCCTTACCACCGCCCATAGCCAAACCCATAACAATGGATCCCGGAATTAAGCCTAAGCCCGTTGCCATTAAAGCGGCTCCAGTTCCAGCAAGGAGGGATCCGCTGTTTCCACCAGCGAAGCCGGCAACATCGGAAAAATCAAACAGTCCCAAGAAACTTCCCCCAGGTCTGTTCACATACATGGTCCCAGATTCTTGAAGCTTATATTCTTTTTTCAACTCTGGAGAGATTTTGTCTAGAAGAAGGTAAAAATACCCATTGTTATCTTGGGCAAAAGTTCCTTCCCCAAATCTTTTTTCAAGACGCATCGCTCGACCACGGTCATTGTCAGCCTCTCCGTAATCGTATTGAAAGCCTAAGCTTTCTATTTCCCCCGCGTGTGTCATTTCAACGCCGGGATCGCGTTCTCCTGTTTCTTTTCCGTAATACTCCCTTAATTCTTCATAAGAAGCAGAACCAATATCGGGAGCCACAGAAGGTTCCTCAAACAATCCTGGATTACTTTCCTGCATAGTGGAAAGTATGTTTTGGATCTGCTCATCAGAAGCATCCCCAAAATCTAATACTTGCCCACTTGGAAGCGCCATCTCAACCATTTATCGACCCTCTTTTTCCCATCTAGGTATTGGCTTAATAGACTCACCTGTCGCAAGGTCAAAATAGTCAGAAACTTGAAGTACCGATGGTGCTTTCATGCTAGTAGCAGCAGAAGTTTCCCCTCTCGCTTTTCCTTCCCGTGCCGCTTGATACGCTTTTATGGCAGGGGACATTCGTTTAATTTCAGGTTCAAAGTATCTTATATCGTATCGCCCAGCTTCCGCTTGACTAAGGTTGTACAACTCTTGCTCAAAAGTAATTAAAGAGTTCTGCTGAGCATCACGGAATATTTTAATAGTCTGTTGAAGCTGCCTTACAAGAACCTCTGGATTTTTACCCGCTAGTTCAGCGTTAATACTAAAGGTTCCGTCTTGATTTTGGTCAATGAAACCTCCCGCAATATAGGCGTTGGCCAAGTTTCTCACGTCTCTGTCTGAGATAGAATTACCAGCTTGTATGTTTCTTAAAGCAACGGGAATCAACTTCTGAAACGCCATTTTCATATCTACTTCGAGTAACTCTCTAGTTTTATATACTTGGGATTTATTTTCTCCTTGCCCTACTACATTCAGCACTTCCCCCCACAACTTTTTCGCAGCCCCTTCTGCTCCAGTGATATCGTCAGGACTGATAAGAAGTTGTTCAACGACACCCGATAAAAGAGCCTCTCCAGCCTCGGCATGGACAAAATCTTCTCTAGCCCCTCTAAGGCTCTTGTTAATCGTGTCGGCTTCCTTATAACCTATTACATTCGCTTTACGCAGATCTGCTATCGCCGTTGCTTGCGCTGCTTCATAGGCTTTAATACTCCTTGCGTTTTCTATATAAATATTTGTGTAAGTTAATGGGAGATCTTGGAAAATTCCTTGATCTATCTGAGTCCTTGTTACGGGATACGCCTGACCCTTTTTAATCTCATTTCCTTGGGAATCGACAAAATCTTCTGCGGCAATTGCCTGAGTGAGGACTCTTCCTTCCTTAAGAAGTGCGTCTCGTTTAGTTCTATCTCTTTCAACCGAATCCAGCCCATACTTAGCCGCAGACAATTCAACTTGACGCTTGTAGGCACGGCGTTCTTTATCGTCTGATGTGAAGTTATCAATCGTGGCCATTACGCCCTTGGAGATATTTGTAATGGCATTAGGGCTTTCTCCAGCGGCAATGGCCATGCCCATCTTAACGATGTCCATTCCCTTTTCGCTTTCGGTCTTTCCTTCGTAATCCGGCATGGCGGATTTAAACTTCTCTATATAACTCTCGAGAGACGTTTGCGCCGCCTTCTGTTCTTTCTCGGTATCTGCTTCCCGAAACTCAGCTTTTACTTGGTCGGCGGCAGACACTGCCCTATACGCCATTTCCGCTTCGTCATCCTGGTTGCCGGTAGCCGGCCTGGGAGGACTTGGAGGTAAAATCTCATTAGGACTTTCTCCCGCAATCCTAGCAATCATTTGGTCAGCAGATTCAGAATCAGCAGCCGGTTCGACAGCCGCTTCGACAGCGTCTTCTTCGGCAGCGACTTCAGTGGACGCCTCCGGTTCGACAGCCGGTTCGAGGATGGACGCAGAATTTTCGGCATTCATCCAGCCCGCTTCTCTTGGGCCTTCTGCCATCAATATTTCAGCCGTGGCTGGCAGTCCTTCATAAGATAAACTTCCGCCCTCGGCAGTACGATCTTCAAGCGGTCTTCCACGCATAATTCCAGCAGCTAACGGAAGTTCCCCGGAAATTTTGTAAACGGCGTTCGCTATGCCGACTAATAGATTATCCCCGGAAATGCTGGGGTTCTCATCGATCATTTTTTTAGCCGTGCTTTTAATAATAGAAGACACCTCTCCCGATGACACACCAGTCACATCAGGCTGTCGTCTAAGAGCATCGTTAATGGCTGTTATTTGCTCGTGCTTCTCTAAAGCACTTCCGGGGCCTCTTTCAAAGAGAGACTCGGCGGTATCGCCTATGAATTCGCCAGCATCTTGATTAGCTTGGGTAAGGGCTGCGAGGCCCCTATCGATTGTTCCCCATGCGCCGCCCAGAGCGCCCTCAATAGGGGAAGCTTCGGGATCTACATAATCTGAATACGGTTGAATAGGAGAGGCGTCTAACAGGCGACCTCTGTACCTATTACTTCTAGCGAACATGCTCTCGGCTCGTCCTTGCTCAGTCTGATCTGAGCCTTCGCCAATAGCGCGAGACCGTATATCCTCTGGAGAAGCGCCTAGACCGATTCTAGCTATCCCACCATTATCAAACCTAGCAATCCCGCCATCGGCCATGGACAGTGTATTGCCGCCTTGCGGATTAATGGCATCGCTCACAACTGAATCTATCAAATTGGGAGAGGATGCAAGAATGCCGCTAGGCTGCATGTTGGCCATGGGCCGTGGGCCACCGCCGCTGGCAACAATACCACCGCCCTGGAACATCTTGCGATTGGCGAGGACCGACCTCAATGGACGGTTGTTCAGTGATCTACGCATCATTGCCCTCCGGCCAAAGATTGAATAGCACTGCCAAACGGGTTGCCCAGCGCTTTATTGGCGCCAAAAGCCCCAATGCCCACGCCTATGGCTTGAGATAAGGGGCTTGGAGACGGCGTGGTTGTCACACCAATCGAAGACTGCGCGCTGCCAATTGAAGGCTTGAAGATATCGCTTATGAACCCGGTTCTTTGGAAAGGCTCGTAAGCCTGCTGCAATTCAGATTGCCTCTGGGCATCGAGCAGGCGCTGATTTTGCGTTTGACCTATCGACCCCAGTTGAGACAACATCTGCGCCTCTTGGCCAACAAGTCCCTGGCCTATGCCGGCGAGATTGGCTTGCAAAGTCCCAAACTGGCCTATGCCCTGACCCAAGCGAGTACCCTCCTGAGACTGCGCCTGACCTATGCCGGACAACAGTTGCGAAATGCCTTGCCCGCGCCTTTGCTGGTTCTCAAAGGCTGTCGATGCGGAATTCTGGGCTTGGTTGAAGTTCCTGGACAAATCTTCAAAGATGCGGCGGCTTTTAATTTCGGACAGGTTTCGATCCAGTTCCGCACCCTGAATTCCAAACCTATCACCGCCAAATGCTCCAGCCTGAACAGCTTGAGCGTTTAACTGGTTGCGCTGTATATCAGCCTGTCGCTGGTATTCACCAAGTGCTTCTTGAGTGACTTGTTGTTGGTATGGGTCCATATAAGGCTGCAAGCCCTGCGCTGTCGGAACAAAGGTCTGACCTGTTCCCTCTGCCTGCGTAGCCGCCTGCCCAAATAAGCCCGGAACGCCCGCTGTCTGGCTTTGAAGAGTGGCCAGACCTTGATCTATCGTCCCCGCTCCCTGCGTCAGGTAATCCTGAAACTGCCCAATGCCCTGACCTGTAGTAATGGCCTGCTGCGTAAGGGGATCGAGCCCTGCAACTTCAATATCAGGAACATTAACCGGCGTTTCTCCTCGGAGAAATGCCTGGTCCAAAAGCCGACGCTGGAATTCTTCTAGAAACGGCGCTTGCCGTAGGATACTCGCCGTTGTTGTTGTTTCGACCATTATGCGGCCCTCTCAAATCTAGACATGAGGTCGTACATTCGAGCGGCCCCCATATCACGGCTTCCATTACCGGCGCCTCGTACAGCGTCCGCTGTCATTACAAATTCTCCATCCGACAACCGTGCCGGAATACTATCGGAGGTTCCAGAGCCCGGACCCATGATCTCACCACCGCCCTGCAATGTCATAATTCCGCCTTTGGCTGCCATTGCGGTAGTCGAATTGCCGTATATGTCTCCGAGATAAGCCTTAGCTTGGTCTAAGCTAGTTCCTGTGGCCGTTGCCAATGTTTGAGGATCACTGGACGCCACGATCCCAGCTTTCGCCAACAGCGCGGCGCCGGCCTGCGTATTCTTGAAGTTTGGATTACCCTGCTTACCCTGCAAGTACTGGTTATACGCCTCGCCTTGAGGGTCAGCCAGCGCTCGTTGCTGTTCCGGGGTTAACTCATCCTGATCATCAGCCATGAAATAAGTAATTGCGGCCAACGCGGCTGGGACAGCGGCTTGGGTTAGCATACTATCCAACATCTTAGACCCCGTTAGTGATTTGGTTGCGCCATCGGCGCCGGTGGTGGTGGTGGTGCCTCCGGCTGCGGTGTTGGTGCCTGCGCTTTGAATAGCGGGGCCTTGAGGGAACACCCCAGCAGACTTATACAGCGGGGCAGTGTTTACTGCGCTCGTACCTCCGCCCGCCGCCGCATAATTCTTCTGAAAAATATCATCGGCAAGTTTGTCTTGACCTGCTTGAGTCTGTAACTCTGGTGAGAGTCCTCCAGGACTAGAAAGGTATTGCTTGTTTATTATTGCCTGCGCTTCCTGTTGGGAAGTTGCTCTTATATTGTCAACATTCGCCTCTGCGCTAAACCTAGCCTGCGCTTGTCTCCAACCTGGTTCCCTAAAGGGGACTTGGCCGGCTGGTTGGTTCAGCTTTTGTAGATGTTGAGGCTGGGAGAATGAAAATCCCGTAGCCATCGTAGGATCTGTCTGATAAGTCGGGAGTAATCCACCTACTCCCTCTGATCGCGCCACATCTCCACCAGAGAAGCCTAACCCTAGATCGGTTGATTGGCCGAAAAGTTGTCCTCCACTTCCAAAGACGCCTTGAGCAAGCGGGTTCTGTGGGCCGCCGCTGAAGAGGTTCGTCGCCGCGCTAAAGGGAGCCGTAAGCCCCTGTCCAACGCCTGACATAAAGCCCTTTCCAGCCATAGCACTGGAAGCACCAGACCCCAATGCGCCGAGCCCGTAACTTAAAGCCGCGCTTTTAGCAACATCGCCCCATGAACCACCTTGCATTTTCGTAACAAGAGCAGAAGCAATAATTCCACCAATGCCCGGTGCAATCATATTGCCAACTATCGGGGCAATGACAGGAAGCGCCGTCTTGGCGACTTTCTTAAACGCTTTAAAAATCTTCTTAAAAAAGAATTCAGGCTGCCCGGTTATGGGATTTATGGAGTTGAGTTCGTTACCGACAATAAATCGCTCGGGGTCGTTAACCCCCATTACCCGCATCTGGGTAAATAAGTCGCTTTTCAGTTTAGGGTTAGCGTCCAACACCTCGCCTGGGACAAAAGTCTCACCGTCCTTGGCGTGAACCATGTAATTATCGCCGTAGCGGCCAAGCGTGGCCATTCCGCTGGCAAGCGCCTTGACTGAAGGATCTCCATTAAACTTTGGCGATGAGTATGACATTTAAAACACCTTTAAATCACGTTACTTCTAAAAAGCTACCGACGACATGTAACCTGTTGGCGTTTGCCGCAGTTACCTTAAGTATCTCGGATTCCTGAATAACCAAAGGTTGCGTCAAAAGCTCAAGCGTTCCATTCGCTGTCGTCGCCTTCACATTATAAACCACAAACACCGCAGCGGCGGCATCCGTTATAGTTACCGTGATAGTAGATGTTGAGCCACTATCATCCGCCACTAATAAAGACTTAAAAATAGCCGTCGTTGCAGCAGGAGCCGTATACAAGGTTGTCACGCCTGTGCTGGTCAGGTCAACCTTGGCATTTTTATAAAAACTCGCCATTTCAACCTATAAACCAAGTTAAAGCGCCGTTCTCGTCCTTGCCTTCCACCTTGGAAGGAAACTCCGTTCCAGAAAGGGCCATCTCAATATCTCTGAAAGTCCTTTGCAAAATATCCGAATCGTACTCTATAGGAGCGTCCGGGAAACTGTGTTCAAGCAATCTGGCCATTAAGTCCTCCCATCGGGACGAAGATCGATGCGAAGATCGCCCGTGGTCCACGCTATATCTGTCTCGCTGCTTTCAATACGTATCACGGCTTGTCGTGATCGAGCGCGCGTGAAGGACTGTTGCGTAGTGGCATTGACTGAATTAGTGGAGTTAGTCGCCAAAGAATCGCCGGGGTAATTTCGCGTCTTTAGGACATAGTTAACGGTGGATCCAGCGCCTGTAATATCTATGTCTGGAATAATCCGGCTGATGAACATAAAATTATTGCCGTCACCAAGGTCAAAATCGGACGATTCAATGTAAGAAGCCATGGCAGCGCCATCATCGTTCTCACCACTTTCGTGGACATATACCGTATTGTCGCTGCCTGATAGTCCACACCCACGTGGGCGGGTGAAAATATTATGATCAACCCATGCCGTGCGGCTTAGTAATCCGATATCCCACGTGTTTTCCGTGTAATTAAACTTAACGTACCTGTCTATCTCTGTTGCGTCCGCAGAAACATAAAACCAGATAACCTCATCAAATATCTTATTTGATGCCGCAAAAAATTTATGCGACTGATTTAGGTTTACGTCGTCAAACAAGTATCTCAGAACCGTGCATGGGATCACCTGGACACGACCTGTGTAAACATAGAAGTTTTCCGTATCCATCCAGAATATCTTATCGCCCACAGCCACAACGGAATTTGGACTTATGGCGGATACGTTGCTGCCAACTAGCGAAAACCCAAAAGTAAACGGGGGTCCGGTAAAGCGCATTGAATGTAAATTAGCGTCCGTCCAGATAAGTATTTCTTGTCGCGCTTTCACAGCGGCGATAATCTCTGAGCCTGATGACAGACGCTGACCCCCGGCTGTGTTGGTAGCGGAAGGGGTCCAGTCGAAGGGGCTCTCCTGATCAGACCACCTGACTTGCAGCAAATCTTGGGCCGTTTCAGATAATGGATTGCATCCGAAGCATATTACATGGCGGTCTCTAGTGGAGACCATCATACCACGCGTTATGGTCGGGGCATCAGACGCGCCGGTCTGCGAAGCAAAATCCGTGGCCCTATTTCCTACCCCTAATGTCTTGTCCCAGTAGTATGGAGTTCCGTCATAGACGTTAAACATCAGGTCTTCGCCCCAATTATCTTGAGCGTACAGACGTATGTTAGACCCCGTTACAGCAGCCGTGCTGGAGGAGTCTCCCCACCCTACAAAGTCACTCGCCTCTTTAACAACTGCGCCATCGTCATGCGCCACGGCTAACGTGCCGCGTACACCTCTAACAACACCCGCATTAATGGTATGAGTGCTTTTTCCAGTGTACTGGATTAACTCGCTATCTATAAGAACAATGCCTACAAAAGTTATGGCCGCTCCGCTGGAAGACGTGGCCGCAGTAGTGCCGTCCGTTGCTCGCGATAGATCGCCAAACGTATTAAGGACATTTGTACCGTAACGTATTTTCTCGCTTCCAATCAGAATGGTGCCTCTGTCTGGAAACGAACTGGTATCCGCTGCTAGAATAGAGGAGCTTAAAAGAGTTAAGTTTGCGCCGGTGGTGGTAGCAACCGTCAAGAACGAGGACGCATCGGTAAGCGTGAAGGATGTAACCGACGCATCAATACCGCCGCTGTCGTTTAGTGTTGTTTGTGCATACCCTACGCTCAGTCCGCCCCAAAGACCTGCTCCAAAACCCGTCCCTGATACAGCGGTGTTAAGACCTGTGTTGATCTGATACGTCGCAATAACTGCGGACCCGCCGCCAGTAGTTGTTCCGGAACCCGCCGTTCCAGCGGTGTCTACGGTGTAGCTATTGGAATCTACAACCGTCAACTGGTGTTCCGTATTAATCTGCGCGGCGGTGATACCGTTTGTTGTAGTGGCTCCGCTAAAAATTACAAAATCCCCTGTAACCGCTCCATGAGAATTGGCCGTTACTGTAATTACGGAGGTTCCTACTGCGCCCGTTGTTATCGGGTCCGCTCCAAGTGTAGTAGTGGCTCGTATAGGCGTTATGTCATTATAAATGCCGCCTTGCTCAATATAGAACTTGTCTTCTGTCCCAAGGCCCATGTATTTGGACCCATCAAGCGCGGCCCATGTATGTAAAGAACGGCCCGTGCCTTCTATGGTCCCGCTGCTCAACTTCTCCCATCCGCCCATCTTCTCGGGGCGACCTTTGCGAAACCGGATCAAGTTTGAATCAAACCATCCAGGAACGTCCTGTACATCGAGGCCATATGAAGTGGTTTCTTTGTTCACTCCAGGGCGAAAGTTTATTTTAGCTAAAGGCATTATTCATACACCCGCATCACACTAAAGCCGGACCTGTAAACCAGTTAACTATAGAATATCGCACTCCGGATTCTACGGGTGACACTCTATGATATAGAAAAGAGGGAAAAACTAAAATAGACCCCTTTTTTGTCGGAATTTCTTCCAGGTCGGCATCTCGGAACTCAAACCCACCCCCAGTATAATCTGAAGGGTCGGAAAGAAGAACAACCAAGCTAAGTTTCCGCATGTCCTTTTGATGATAACTTGAATCTTCGTGGAAGTCATAGAAAAAATCCTTGTCATACACCGTAAACTGCGGGTCTTGCTGATGGTTTATGTTAAAATCCCATCCGGAGTTCTTATTGGCCTTTTCCACGTACCCAGATAAAACATGAAATAGCCACGCATCTTGATTTTCTTGGAAAAACCCAACCCTGGTTTTTCGGACATCTTCGTCCACAGCGCCCTCTTTATCGTCTCCTACTAATGCTTCTAGTTGAGACAACTCCAGACCTCTTTCAATAATGGCATTACATACAAGGTCCGGAATTTCCGCGTCCCAATGCCAAAACATATTCTCCCGTTTAAGCATAAGGGCTCTTCTGAGGCCGGTCAGCGCGACACTCAGCCCAATATTGTAACGAATACCTTTCCTGCTTTGTTGGTGTGACCTTATGGGTGGCCTTGCACGGAAAGAGTATTAGGAAATCATCCTCAAAGGGGTATGTTTTTGTCTTCATAGCATCGTTTTCTATGCCAATTTCGCCCAAAACAAAAGCGCCGCCTTCCTGTGGTGCATCATCCATCGAGAAGATATAGCTGGCTGCACACAAACTCCATTGGTCAAAGTGCCAATTCATCTCCCCTCCTGCCGCATAACGAGATAGAAGAATCTCACTGCTGTTCGTAAAATTGTAACTCTGGAACAGCATATCCCCCGTTTCCCTAAACGCTGCCCTTAGTTTTAGGGTCCATATTTGGGATTCAAATAGGGATAAGCATGAATCGTCCAAAGCGGGGTTTTCTTTAAAGAATGGATACGCCCAGACGCCTTTTTTTCCGTCCTCATCATGTGACCTATCTACTCCGTCAGGGTCTTGTTGGTAAACCTTTCCCATATGAGGCAGTAACGGCTTCAGACCGTCTAAAATCTTCTCCTTCAGACCATCCCCTAAGAAGTTCCTGACGACTATGTGGACACAGGGGTCTCGGTATATGGTTGCATCAGGCATTAATTAGGATGTTATCCCAAACAGTAACTTTATCAAAAGTTGCCGAGGCAATAACCACTGTTGGTCTATCAACTACATCCAAGGGGGCCATAGTTTCAGCACAAGTTATCTCAACGTGGCACACACTTCCGTGAGCGTTCTTTATATTATTAAAAATCTTACGCCNGAGTTCTTTTACNGGAGGATACGAGGTCAACTCAGCTACCTCTTGGAGAGACTTGTAAACAGACAACGCCCTTTCACGTTGGACCTTCGTTAAAAAGCGGTTTCTGGAACTAAAAGCTAAACCATCAGAGTCTCTTTGAGTAGGTACTATAAGAGGTTTAACCGAAAAATTTAAAGCGTTAATAATACCTATCATAGACATGGTTTGGTGGATGTCTTTTTGACCTAACACCGTTATATCTGTTTTTAAAATATTATAGTCTTTAATAAAAGACATTATATGTTCAACATTCCAGATGGATTTTTTAAGAAACCCATTAGATACGCCTATTTTCGTTGTTTTTTTACCGTACATATCCCACATTGTTGGAGCAAAAAAGATATCTACTTTATTTTCTAAACATAGTTTAATATCTTTCTTTAAAATATTACGCTCATAATTTTTAGAAAATTTATTAAATGCATCCTTACTCATATTAAAATATTCGTATGGAAAATCTATCATTACTATAACAATATCTGCGTTATTTCTGGCCGCACTTACTAAGTGCATATGTCCTTCATGTAAGTCTCCTCCAGTATTTATAGATGCAATAGTACTTCCTTTATTTTTTAATTCGCTGCAATATTCAGTAGCCTCTAAAATTGATTTTATAATCTTCACAGCTTACTCCGAATTTATCCGAATATTATCCCAAAGATAAACGTCG